TAAAGGATTGAACGAGTTCGATCATAGTGGTGATAGACGTATTATGGTTGGTGCTGATAGTTATGCTAGACACGCAGCTGGTGTTGACCATTCTTGTTCTAGTGATCCATCAAGAACATCTGCAAATGATTGTACTGACCCAACAGCGCCGACAGTGCCGTAGGAGAATTGAATGGTTGATTTTACTACACCAAATCTATGTGGAGCAAGTGAACAATTCAATAAACTTGCAAATCAATTCTCTAGTATCAAGGATTCCCTTCAAGGTTCATTGGAAGGTGAGATTGATGCTTTAAAAAGTGAATTGACAGCATCATTGGCTGTTTTAGAAAATGACATAAAAGGATTGATTCCAGAACTACCAGAAATTCCAGACATTAGTTTAATATCTGAAATACAAAATTTGGTAGCATTGCCGCCCGGTAGTTTTGCAAGTTTGTCGGCCTTAGCAAATCTTAAAGCACAATTTGGAGATGCACTTGATGAAGCTGGCTTTGCTTTGGATAGTCTTGTGAGCGATGCAACAGCGGCATTTTCTGGTGGGATTGATTTGTGTGGTGGCGGTCTTCCAAATTTTGTCATTGGACCAAATGGTATACCAACCTTGAAACCAGAGGATGCTGGCATGCCGGATGGTGATCCTGTGGGTGAGACTATTTCATCCCTTAAAACTAGTTTTGCCGAAATTGGACTATCAAACGAATCAGTGATCCAAGCGCAGGCCATAGCCTCTGAACAAATACAAAAATTAACAAAAGAAATTACTATTGACATATCAGCCGAAAGAGGTAATATTTCTAATGCAGTTAAAGAAGCTTTTGATCAGGCTGATACTCTTGCAAGACTTGCAGCTGCTGAAGCAAAAATTCCAACCACACCACAGGTTGCGAAAGTTAAATCTGCTGTTGCTGCAACTACAAATTTGCCGCTCGCACCAGCAGCAACAGCAGCACCAACAGCAGCACCAACAGCAGCACCCGTTGTCAACACATCTGGAACTAGTCCTCTTGCAGTAGGAGAGATAGAAGCGAAATTAAAAGTTATTCAAGATAGTATTTCATCAGCTGTGGCTGAAAGGAATAGGATGCTAGATAAGCTTATTGATCCCGGTTTAGTTATCAAAGGCACTAAAAGTCATCCACACAATCTTATTTCAGCAGACAGAAAAATGGTAAACAACAAATCAAAAAAAATCACCATCGACATAGTTGAAATTAATAGTGATGATCTTTCCGATAAGGTTACTGTCACCTTGGAAGGCATATCTAGGTATTATACGATAAGACTTGTCTCTGTAAATTCTGCACGAAAAAGAGTAGAAAAATCAATATCAGGTTTGTTGGAAAAACTTACCAAGTTTGGTCCAGACCCAGCAGAAGATAGTGCAGAGGTTGACTATATCAAAGAGGGGGCCGATAAAGTAAATGATGATTATGCAAAATTATCTGAAGACATGGAAAAGACATATGTCCAAGCCAAGAAAGCATTTTCAGTGCCGGTGTCTGCGCCATGATAATAAAAAAATTAGTTACGCTTAATGTATTATATTGGTTGCCAGATTATAATAGTGTTCTACAACAATTTACTTGGCAAACAAAAGACATAGTTCCAGAGTATCCAAGGGTACATGAATTTTTGAACTATTGGCACAAGGAAATTGATGCGGTGATAGCAGAGGTTCAAATTGCTCATAGTGATAATCATGAATACAGGCCTATAATAGGAGAGTTTCGTTATGGAAAGTGAAAGTGAAAAATTTTATTGGGAAACACAATCAAAACATTTTGAAAATATAAAACCATCAAACACTGATAATTGTAATTATTTGGATGTTGTTGATGATCTTCCTAAAATTCCAGAAGATTTAATAGAATATGATATTGAAAAAATAGAAAGATTTAGAGTTATATATTCTGCTAAACTATTGGATTATAAGTCTTACGACTCACCAAAAGAAATGTATGATTTTTTAGCGTCACACTTTCCATATCCTATTCAAATAAGATATCAGCTGATAAAAGAACAATTACCTATTCATGTTGATCATATGCATGTTCAAAATAAGCGACCCTTTATTTTTAATTATGTGTTATTTTCGGGTGGTTCTAGCGTAAGAACACGACATTGGAAATTGCCTGATAAACTACCTATTGGAAAAGAGAAAGATGGTGAAAACCATGCTGGTTATCATGTGTATCCAGCACCCTTTTGGGGTAGCAACCCTGTAGAGGGAATGAGTTTATTAAATGAAAATACTATTTCAGAAAAAACATGGTGCAGATTAAATATCTCTATTCCCCATGATATATCTGAAATTAATTTACCAAGACTGTTACTGACAGTATTTGAAACTTACGATCATTGCAAATGATATTGTTACTTTATCCTTATAAATAAATAAAGGAGTATCTAATGACACAAACTAATTCATCAGCATTTACAGACGCACAGACAACTAATGATTCTGATCGTCAGGTAAAAGCATTTGTTGATCTTGATATATTCTTTCTTAAAAGAAATACAACAAAAGATGTTAGAAAAGTGTCAAATGTATTAGCTATAAAAAGAGCCGTAAAGAGTTTAGTATTAACGAATAGATATGAGAAACCTTTTCATCCAGAAATTAGCTCTGACATAAGAAGCATGTTATTTGAAAATATGACTCCTTTAACATCTATAATTTTGAGTAAAAAGGTAGAAGAAGTAATCGTAAATTTTGAACCTAGAGTTAGATTAACTGGTGTTAAAGTGTCACCAAATTTAGACCTTAACACATATGAAATAACAATTGAATTTTTTATTAATAATGCACCCACAGTGCTACAAACAGTAGATATGTTCTTAGAGAGAATACGATAATGGCACAAGATAAAAGATTAATTATTTCAGACTTTGATTTTGATGATGTTAAGAATAATTTGAAAGTTTTTATGCAGGGGCAGACAGAATTTTCAGATTTTAATTTTGAAGGTTCTGCATTAAGCACTCTTCTAGATGTGTTAGCATATAATACTCATTATCTAGGCTACAATATGAATATGCTTGCAAACGAGATGTTTTTAGATAGCGCATCTTTACGTTCAAGTGTGGTTTCTCATGCAAAAACTCTAGGATATGAAACTATATCTCCAAGGGCAGCTAAAGCTTTTGTTGATGTTACTCTTTTTGATTCTGTTTTGGCTACTGCATCTCTACCAGCTGGAACAGTTTTTACTTCTTCAGTAGATGATGTTTCATTTCAGTTTGTCAATGTAGCTAATTTTACTGCCTCAAATAGTGGAAGTCAAATTTCATTTTTAAACATTCCAATATATGAAGGAACATTTGTAAAATCACAATTTGTAGTAAGTTCTACTGATGTTGATCAAAGATTTATTATAAGTAACAATCGAGCAGATACGACCACCTTAACAGTTAAAGTTCAAACTTCTACGGCCGATACTACTACAACTACTTTTACAAAAACAACTGATATTTCTCAAGTTACACCAACCAGCACAAATTATTTTCTACAAGAAGTTGAAGCAGGAAAATATGAAGTATATTTTGGTGATGATGTTATTGGCAAAGGTTTAAGCGATGGTAATCTTGTAATTTTAACATATGTTGTAACAAATAAAGCTGCTGCAAATACTGCAAATGCATTTACTAATTCACAAGCAATTTCTAGCGTTACAAATGTTCAAGTTGCAACAGTTGAGCCAGCAAGTGGTGGTGCGGAGGCAGAAACTACACAATCCATAAAATTTAATGCACCCTTAGATTATGCTTCACAAGGTAGGTGTGTTACAGCTGAAGATTATAAAGTATTTGTAAAAAGATTTTTTCCTAATACACAAGCAGTATCTATTTTTGGAGGTGAAAGCGGTTCTTTTGATCCTGTATTAGGCGTTAGTTCTGTGCAAGAATTCGGAAAGGTCTTCATATCAATTAAATCTACTACAGGCAATAATCTAACCGTAACTGAAAAATCACGATTAGTTCGTGACCTTGCACCGTTCACTGTTGCTTCAATCACACCAGTTATTGTTGATCCAGAT